GCGATCTTGAGCTTCTTGTCGCCCTGCTTGATGAGGCTGTTGTTCTGGAATTCCTGACCGGTGAAGTCGAGCAGGATGCCTTGGGCGGTCTGCTCGGTGATGGTGTCAGGCGGCGCGCTCCCGGTATCGGGATCGTACTCGCCGACGGTGATTGCCCTGATGGTCACGGGCTGGCCGAACTCAGTGATCATTTCCAGAGACATCGCGGCCATTTCATCGTAAAAGGTCATTATGAATACTCTTGAAAGGACGTCGACGTTGACCGATGACGAGAAAAACTCGTATCTGCTTGATTTAGCTCTGGAGTTGTACCAATCGACATTAGAGAACAAGCCGGACAAATTGATGGTAAAAATCAGAACGCGCGATGCCATCACGGATGTGCTCGATGGAACCATCGCTTCCGGTATTGCAGCCGAACTGCGAGATGAAATAGTTCCCCATTGCACTCCGTTTGATGAAGAGCGGTATTTGAGCTTGTGCGTTTTAGCTCAGGCTATTGGGGCTGGAAAAAGCGCGTTACTCAAGTTTTATAAAGGTCGGATTCTCGAAGACGCGATAGGCATCTAAGCCCGAACGGCAAACAGACCCCGCCTCTGCAAGTAGTCAGCAAACTGCGTCGCGCTCGGGCGATCCGGCGCCGCCGGCAACAGTCGTCCGCTGGTGTTGGAGATCGTCGCGTATTCGCGAGTTACCGCGCCTTCGACTCGCTCTAGGGTGATTGCACCTTTGCGCTTCTCGATCGGGTCGATGTCGTCCTGGTGAATCTCAGCGGCCAAGGCCAACTGGCCGTACTGGATACGCGCAGGAAGGTAGTTGTCGGGCTTGATCTGGTAGTCCAACTCAACCCCGCGGCGCGGCCAGGCCAGAGCCTGATCGCTATCCGTCTTGTGCCCCTTCCATGTCATGCCATCCATCGCCAAGGCGGCCCGGCGAAGCAGCGCTTCTTGTGCTGGCTCGTCCACAGGGATGGTCACGCCGAACTTGCCGGCGTATATGACCAGGTCCGCGGCGCTCGCGTAGCTTTCGGCACCTACTACGCCTGTACCGTCCTCAATGATGAGTGTCATGGATCAACTCGCTGGATTGAGTTTTGAATGATTGGCCGCCGGATTGCCGGTAGCCGCAGTATCACGCCTTAGGCAGGTCGGCGACGAGCTTTTCCAAGGATTCTTTCGACGCATTCGCGCGGTAAGTCACACCAGCAGCGTCGAGTTTAGCCTTCAGGGCTTCAACCTCCACGCCTTCACCCGCCTTCAGTTCAGCGAGCTCGTTGCGCAGCGTCTCGTTTTCCACTGCGAGATCATCGCGTGCACCAGCCAGCTCAGCCATCTGAAGACGGATAGCGTCGAGCGAATGAAATAGGCGGATTGCGAGCTCGCCGGCTCCCGGCTTTTCAATCTCTCCAGCCTCAAGCCCATCAATGACAGCGCGGACCGTATCGCTTTCGGCGCGTAGCTTGCCGATCAGCTCTTCCAGTTCGGCCTGGTTATTACCAGCACCCGCAACCAGCACAAGGCGTTGCTCGACTTCCTTCAGCGTCACTTCAACGCCGACATTCTCGTAGGCATCAACCACGTTTGGCCAGTCGCCAACCACAACAACACCGGTGACGCCCGCTTCTGGTCGCTCGAAGTGCTCTGGGTTGCGATAGCGCTTTTCCGGATCAAAGCCGGAGCTTTGAGTGGAATAGATGAGTTCCATGAATATCTCCAGGGCGACCATTGCAGGCCGCCCGCGATGAGTGAGCCGATTAAGGTGCGGACAGATCGATCAGGACACCGGCCGTGACCTTGTCGCTGGTCGCGTACTTGGACCAGTTGGCACCGGCACCAATAGCTGCCAGGTTGGGGTTGATACCGCCAGTCGAGTCTTTCCAGCTGTAGCCGAGCAGGTCCATGTTGAAGGTGCCTTCGGCGCGGAACCCCATCGCCAGGTTTTCCTGGTTGTCGATGTTGTAGGAGCGGAAGCCCGGGGCCTGAGACTCGGTGATCTTCACTGCACCGGCCTGCAACCCAAAAATGGTCTCGGCCGGGATGGTGTCGGACACCAAAACCGGTTTGCCCATCGTGCCCGGCTGGCCGCCGTAGATGACCACGCCCGCTTCTTCGTAGACCTTCTCGGTGATCGCCTGGTCGACCATGTCGAAGTAGGTCGCCGAGTCCATGGTCCACAGTGCGATGCGGCCGAAGCGATCACCGAACTTGCGCATACCCTTAGTCAGCGCCTTTTTGCCGTCGGTGGCGAAGCTGGCTGCGGCGACCATGTTGGCGTTCGCGCCGATGGAAGCCTTCAGGGCGGCCATGGCGTATTGGATGTAGCCCTCGAGCACCGCGTCGGCATAGTCCTGGCCGACCAGCTCGGAAAACTCTTCCGGCGAGCGCGCACGGCGTTTGAACGCCTCTTCGGTGGTTTCGTAAGGACCGTATTTGAACGGCACCTTCACGCCGACCATCTCGCCGGAACCGATCTTCTGGCCGGCAATGGTGGCAACCGAGTTCACATCACGGTGAGCGATCGAGCCGCCGAGTTTGTAGAAAGCACGCTTGCGCAGGTCGCCCTCGCTCAGCTCGTTGTCTAGGATGATGGCGCCATTGGACGAGCCGTTGAAGATGTCCATTACGTCCTGGATGCGCTCCAGGTAAGCGGTTTGGGCAAGATCGTTATAAACGATCATGTCCGAGTTGACGGTAGTCGCCATGGGTTACTCCATTATTTAGGCAATTTCAGGTACGCGTCCTGGCCGTTGGCAGTGATGAACTCACGCTTAGCCACGGACGTCATTTCAGAGCGTTTCAAAGCGGCCCCACCGCCATTTCCAGCACCCCCGGCCCCGCCGCCAGATGCTTTGCTACCCGCAATCAACGGCGCGAACGCTGTGTTGTTTGCAAATTCTGCTTTCAGCTCGTCCAGCGTGGATGCGGAGAGCTTGCCCTGCTTGTCGAGTACGACAACCACAGGCTTCCCGTCGCGCTGTTCGACACTCAGGCGGCGCTCGATGTGAGGCAACAGGGCTTCTGCGCTGCCCGGGATTGCCAGCGCAGACGCGATATCAGTAGCGGTACGGCCGACAGTCAGATCCCGGATCTGAGTGTTCAGCGTTCCACGCTCCTGTTCCAGCATGCCGTTCAGCTCAGCTTCGCGGCGGGTGTACTTTTCGGACCAGGACTTTTCGAGCTCTTCGACGTTGCCGGACTTGCGAGCAGCTTCTTCGCGCTCCAGTCGAGCCTGATCCTCGGCATCTTTGCGGGCCTTCTCGGCAGCTTTCTTCTCCCCGAGCAGTTCTTCAACCTTGGACTTCAGGCCCGAAACGTCTTCGTGTTGTGGCAGACCTTCAATGCCGAGCACGAACTTGCCGTCCTTCTCGGTATAAAGAGCGCGCATGGCTTCGTCGACACCATCCAGGCTGTCCAGTTGGAATTTCAGCATTTGTTGTCTCCCAGAGACTTTTGCGCAGACCCTGTCTGCGGGCATAAAAAAACCTCGCCGGAGCGAGGTCTTGTTTGTTGCGTAAACCAGCGTTAAATCGGGTTTCGGTTAAAATGTTTTCACATTTAAAAGTGCACTAAAACGTTCCAGAGCATCATTCAGTGCCAATGCATTTCGGTCGACAAAATAAAGTTCGATACCTGGATAACCATTGCCGGAGACCATAATCAAACTGCCGTAGTCACGTGCGAGCTTCTTTGAAATTTCTGGGTACTGATCAAGAGCTTGAGGAAATGGCAGCATCAGCACGTGCGCCAAGCTTCCATACGTCGCCGACCTTTTTCCTTTGCCCAATATGACCTCTATACCTACCGAGTAGGATCCAGACCAAACCTTAACCAGTTCGATCAAAAGAGGCTCCAACTCCTCAGGATTGAACCACCTTTTGTATCTACAGCAATAGGCCGTCACCGTATTGCGAAACGTATCCACTGTTGGCTTCGGTTGTTCTGTTTGCATGCGGTCCATCCATGTCAGATAAAGGAATGCCTTAACTAACCGGCCAACAAAATTTCTGCAAGTCCTCAATTCTAGATAGTGCTATTTCAATCCCGCCCGCTCGAACGCCAGAGGCTCAAGAGCCTTCATCTGCACAAGGGTCAGAGGTGAAAAGTTGCGATCAAGCTGCAGCTCGGAGAATCGTTCGATGCTCAGGCCGCCTTCGCGGAACAACTTGGCGCGGACCGGGCCGATAGCCCTGTCCTGAAACGCCGCCGGCTGCTGCTGGAGCCAGTCGTAATAGCTGAGATCTGCCCTGACTTGCTGGGCGCCGTTGTCGCCAATGGATGCCCGCGTTGCGTCCTTGGCGAACAGAGCGCTGAAGCGAGTCACCGCCACCACCGTCGAGCGGCAGTTGATGTGGATCGGTGGCCTTGGTCCCTCGGTCAGCTTGAAGCGATGCTTGTCGAGCGTCCGGCATTGGCTGGTGGTCTTCGTATCCAGGGTGCTGACCCACTCCACCGCCTGCACGACGTCGGAGTTCTCTTTCAGGGTCTCCATGCGCGCTTGGGTGGCTACGTGCTGCACCGCCGTCCGCACCACAGCGCCGGCATTCCGGTTGGTCGTGGCGAGGATGCCGTCGTTGTACTGGAGCGCCTTGGTCCCGCGAATGTTCTTGATGATCTGGAAGTTCGTCTGGCCTTCGAAGAAGCCCTGCCGAATCGCACCAGTGAGGCGTTGTCGCTCGGTTGAGGTGAAGCCATCAATGAACGACTTGAGCAGCTTGCCGCCATCCGCACCGCGCACGCTGAGCGGGTTGCCGAGGATTGCCGTCCTGATTGCAGCAGCACCTGGTACCGCCGCATCAAACGAGACGCCCACCGGTGCCGCACGGGTCAGGCTGGTCGCTTCGAACTCGGCCTCGTAGTTCGCAATGTCGATCAGGTCGAGGTTCAGCTTGTCGCTGTAGCGGTTGAAGATGCCCAGCAGCAGGCTATCGACTTCGCTCAGCAGCCGCTCCAGCCGAGCAACGGTGTAATCCGTCAGATCGGTCCGAGTCAGCCGCTCACGAATCGAGCGGTCAATCTCCTTGAGGAAAGGCCCGAACTTGGCGACCTCCCCCGACTTCAGTTGCTCGAGGAAGACGGCGTGGCGAATCGTGGCATCAAGGATTGCTTGGTTTGCCGCCATTCGGGATTACCTCGTCGTCATCCAGGTCGATCACCGGATTCTCTGTTTCCAGTTCGTCACGGATCTGATCGTCGGTCTTCTCGGGATCGATGACCCCACGATCGCGCAGGTACTGCCAGAAGTCGCCCGCCGGCAGCTTGCCGCCCTGCACCGCGTTGAACAGTGCAGAAAGGATCGTTGCGTCCAGGGTGATCTGGCTGAAGTCCTGATTGAGCTTGTAGAGGGTTTTGCCGGGAGCGTTCACGAACTCGGCCATCCAGACCAGACACTGGCTGTAGGCCTCGCTGACGTTGCTCACCACCAGAGACAGGACACTGTGTTCTGCGGCGCTGTCGTTGTCGGCCTGGGTGGCGGTCTTCACCGCACTCCCGCGTTCGATCAGTCGGGCGCCGAGCGACACCATGTCCTCTTTCTTGCTGTCCATGGCCTCTTTGGCCACCGTGTTGGGTTGAGCCTGCCAGACGCCGCAGGTGCCACTTACCGGAAGCAGCCAAGGGGCACGGGAGCCGAGGAAGATGCCGCCCTTCTCCATGTGGTCGCGCCACTGCTCATCCAACCCCGCCATCCACGGCTGAGGTTGGCCCACCAGGTAGGCCGCCTCTTCGTAGTCAGCACTGTTACGGTAATGGCCGATATTTACTTCAGCCATGTCGTACAGCGGTGAGTCGTCGATGCTTGTGTCGTTGTTCTCGCTGCCCAGAAACTGGAACGGGATGACTATCCAAGGCTGACCGAGACCATTCAGCGGAGTGAAGGGCGCGATGGTCATTGCTGTTTCGCTGGGGCCCTCCTCCCACACTTCCTGCGTGTAGACGCCGGCGGCATCTAGGCGCAGCACTCGGAATTGAACGACCCGCTCACTACCGAAACCATCGTCAGTGTCGACGTCGACCGTCTCGCGAAGCACGACAAGGCACAGCAGATGCTGGCCGCCGACTTGGCGAGTCTTCCAATTGATGATGGCCTCGGCTGGGTAGCTGGCGACGTTCGCCCGAGCCCGACCCGCTTGTTCGTCTGCCTTGCTCACCGAGCCAGCCACGACAGCCGCGTAATCCACCAGCAGCCCATGACGGCCGACTTCGAGCAAATGCCCGATGATCGACTGCGATTGCTGGTAGATGCTCACGCCCTGCCCGTCGATGTCCTTCGACACGTAGTCGAGCGCACCCGGGACAGTCAGCGTCGGCCAGGTGCGGAACACCGCCCCCACCAAGCTGTGTTTCGTCCGGCCCGTGGCGTTGTAGAAAACGGCGCGCTTCTTGTACGCGTCGTAGCGATCCTTGTTGTCCTGGCTGGTGTCCGAGGCGTTCGGCCGAGGCAGATACGTATCGCCAGCAGCCTTGATGGTCTCCGAGCCTTTGCAGACGTCGCGCACCAAGCGCCAGCGGTATCGCGCCGCTGTGTACTCGGGGCGGGCAAATGTGACGTCCGTCATCGGGCTACTCCCATTTTCATTGAGGTGACCGGTTTAATGATCGGGTACTCGCGATGGATGAAGTAACCGCCGCCATCGTTGGCGTGGTCGTTGCCTTGGCTCTTGTCCGGCTCGCCGTTGGGCGCCCAGATCTGCTGCTCCAGGCCGTCGGCGTAAGTCGGGCATGTGGACGGGTTGACCAGGTAACGCCGCTCACCCTGCGCGTTGCAGAACATGGCGTTCATGGCGTTGATCCGGTCCTTCACTGGCGGGTTGGCTGCCGGCGCGATGACTGTGAAGCCGGCCTGCTTGAGCATGGCGATATCGGTGACGCTGGCGTTGACCGACTTGCGCGAATCGCCGGAGGCATCCGGGTAGATTCGGATTTCGCAGGTCTTCTCAAAGTCGTTGCCGTTGTGACTCCAGTAGCGTTCCTTGATGCGACGGATCATGTCCGGCGTGTCGTAGCCATCCATCAGCTCATCGACTGCTCGGGGTAAACCCTGATCGCGCTTGACGTGCGTAATCGCTGCCATCTTGCCGACGTTGAAGTCCATGCCAATGAACAGCGGCTCACCCGGCTGCACAGTGTCGAAGCACTGATTCAGCTTGCGGTCGTACGTGTGGTAGATCGAGCCGGACGTCAGGTTGACGAACTGGCCGTTCAGGTAAGCGAGGATCAGCTGGGGCGGATACGACTCCATCAGCGATTCGATGTAGTCGCTTGGCAGGTTCAGTTCGTTGTCGAACGTACTCGCCTGCACCAGGCCATACATATCGTTCAGCTTGGGCTTGTCGCGGAGCTGCTTCACGAATTGCAGGAAGACAAACTTGAAGCCTTCCGGCGTCGTGGTTACGTCAACACCGTTCTTCAGCCCTGGCAGGTTGTAACGCATCCGGGCAATGATCTTGCGCCAAGCCTGCTGCGCCTTGATCGACGTCAGCACGTCCAGTTCGTCCACCAAAGCGTGGCCAATCTTGAAGCCGACAATCGTCTGCGGCTTCTCCATCGACCGGCAAATCACGGTGCCGCGATACTGCCGACCGCTGTAGATGTGAACCTCATGGTTCGCCTGGTTGATCTTGGTCTTCAGCCCCCAGTCGTAGGCCACCTCTTCCACTGTGGGGTAGAAGATGTCCCGGATCTGCGGGTAAGTCGGCGCGAAGTAGCCAGCGTTGACGCCGGGCCACTCCATGAAGTGCTTGCACAGCGCTGAGCATCCAACCCAGGTCTTTCCTGAGCCGAACCCTGCAACGAATGCGCGGAATTTGTGAGGCAGCGTGAGGAAGTGAGCCTGCGGAACGTTAAGGCTCGGCATTCGGCTTCCTCGCATCCACTACATCGACCTGGATGCGGGTCGGGACTGCCGGTTCGTCGTCAGGTTCGTCTTTCCGGTTCCGGTTGACGTACATGTCACCGGTTTCTTTCGCAGCCTGTTCAAGAATTTGCATGGCCAAACCGATGTTCTTCATCGTCTCGGCCTTCTCCACGAAGCGGTTCATGGCGCGGAGCCGGAACGCACGATTGGCGATCGGGATCTCGGCCGTCTCTTCGCGAAATCGCTTCCGAGTGTCTTCGAACATCGTCACCCAGCGCTTTGCCAGGCACTTCCCTGAGGTCTTCGTGGGATCGTGTGTTTCAACCTGCTGGCGGGTAATCGACACCCCGTATTCTTTCTGGACAGCCTCAACAACCTGTGAGGGCGTGTCAAAGCACGCCAGGGCCTGAACGATAAAGGCCTTCACGTCATTTTGAAGGGCAGCCATAAATTCTCATCCGTCCAATGCCTGTCCAGAATCAGGCCGACTTGAGCAGACAGGTTCCGCAGGCCCTCGATATGTTCAATTTCCCTACCTCGGCAGGTTTGTTTGCAGCATCCACCAACGCTTGAACGTCAGGGCTCGCACCGTAGCGACGTACCACACCGACGAACTCTTCAACGTCGTGCCCGCGCATCTCGATCTTGGGTGCGCCTTCCTTGGTGAAGGCCGGCTGACCGTATTTGTCTTTGGCGTGGGCCAGGTGATACAGCTCGTGCTCAATGAGTGCGCAGAAGTCGGCGTCGGAACACTGGGAGCAGTAATCGGCAGCCAAGGTGATGATGAAGGCCGGTACGTCGCCGAACCAATCCCTCATCTGCTGTTCCATCCGGGCTTTCTGCCAACCACCAGCGCGGAACGCTACCTGCTCGGCTTGGCCCAGAACGGTACGGCCCTGTTTCTCGAAGTGCGAGGACGCCCACATGATTCGGATGTTTGCATCCAGTAGATGGGCATGGTCTTCGTTGTGAATGCTGCCGGTATCGGCAAGGATCTCGGCATGAAGCCATTCCCACACCTCGGGGGCAGGAGTCACGCGGATGCCGATTTCGAATACACCGGATACCTCAAGCAATGATGCCGAAGGCATTGGTCTGTGCATTTGGAATCATCCTGTGGATCAAGCCACACAAGTGAGAAATCACACGCTATTGAATGGCGGCGTTGATGCTGGAGTGCTTCAATCGAGCCGCACTTTAAAAAAGGAGATGTGCAATGGAGTTTCTAAAACCGCTCAGTATCTTTTCGCTGGGCTTTTACTCGGCAATCGGCGTTGCCGCATTGATCGCCCTGTACTTTCTATTCTACGGCGCCAGGTGTGCAGATTCGTGGATGAAGCGGCAGCCAATGCCAACCGATCGAGTATGGGCCCATGTCGTCATTGCAGGGCTTTTAGGGCTGTGTATCGGGAGCTTCGCTCAGGGATTAACCGAAATCCACGCCGAATGTGCAGCCTACGGCCAACCTGTTGGCCCGTGCTTCTTTAAGCACATCAGCCCGTAGGTGTCTGACAGCAGCCCGACTGAAAGGCGCGTTCGATTGCCTCCCAGTCGGGATGCTACGTAGTCATTTTCATTCATCCGTCAAACCGAGAAGAATCCCCCAACCGTACCGTCATCCAATTCAAGCTGCTCCTGACGGTAGATAACCGACTGCGGCTTATCGGTTTTATCCGTCCAATCACACTTGACCATGACGCCGTCCTCATCCCCCGCAGCACCTGAAATGGCACCAATACTCATGAGGGGGCCGCCACATTTAAGTCGCACCGTATTCCCAACCGCAAAATTGCTCATTGTCTTGCTCCGTGAATTTGAGAGCTAATCATGGGGGCAATCAACGCAATTGCAATGATGATCAGTCTTCCTGATTCAGCAGCACATCAATCAGCTTCTGCTCACCCAAGCGCATGGCACCCAAACACTGCAGGTCGTCACACTTAGGCCCTAACCCGAACACAGTGACCTCGCCTTTTGGGCCGATGAGGGTCAGGGCACCAACAGAACAATGCGGATGCACACCGGCATCGAGATCATCAGCAATCTTGCGCAGGGTCTTGGCGGCGTCGCGCCAGTCCTCCCGCTTGAACTCCAGAACCTTGACGGTCATTCAGCTCACCATGATGCTGGTCTGCATCTGGGCGTGCCCGTGCAGGAGTGATACGACCAATCCTTGAGGGAGGCCGGCAGCCTTGGCAGCGTCAATCACTTTGGCGATGGCGCTATCCAGTTCAGTCACCGCCTGGTTGATGGCGGGGCTCAGCGGCAGAGCGTGATGTAGCCGAGTCACCTTGCTCATCAGCTGAACGGATCAGCTGGTTTGGCGATCGAGCGTACGAACCACATGAAACCTTGTTGCAAGTTCGTCTTGGCAAGGGCCAGCAGGCGTGGATCGACACCGTCAATCTGGCCGATTTGCTTGAACAGTTCACCGGCGTCAGCTTCAAGCGCCTTGATGGAGTTCATGCCGTCGATTTCCGATTGAGTCAGGTCGCGATAGCCAGTGATTTTCTTGTGCTGATTGTCCATGGTGATTCCCTCGTCGCAGGTCGCGACACAATTTGATGATTCGCGAAACGTGTCGCGGGCTACTTGATGCTCTGGGCGGCCGTGTAAGCAGCCTCACACGCAAACCCAGCTATTCGGCTTCGGTCAAGCGCCTCTGCCAGGCTTCCCGCTCTTTCGTCAGCGCTTCTACGCAGGTCGGCGAGCAGAACGGTAAGGTCTGCTCTTGCCTTGCTTCCGCTGGCAACCTCGGCAGTACAGGACTTTCGGCTGGCAACGAGGTCGGTGATTTGCTGCTGCAGGCTGCGAGCCCGGCTATCAGCAATAGCAACGGCAGCCGTAACGTGTTCAGTCTTGGCTTTCGCATCGTCGGAGACTCGGTTGATTTCATCAGTGATTCGTCGTTGCAGGCGCAGAGTGTTGCCGAGGGAAGTCACCCGAGCGTTGGCCGTGTCGCGCTCGGTCGTTACGAGTGCGCGGTCAGCCTTCACGCTATCCAGCCGCCACGAGAGGTAGCCAATGGATGCCAGCGCAGCCAGGACGACCCACAACCAAATCGGGACCATCCGAAGAAGAGTCACGGAGTCTTTCTCTCTGATGCCTTGCCGACCTTGTCGCAGGTCATGCAGTGCTCGCAGTTCAGCGTTCGGCAGAGCCACGCTTTCACCGGCTGCCAGTACGTGACCATGAAGATGTGGCGGACGCCGGCCAGGGCCAGAGACACATGCAGCGTCAGTCCTGCGGTGGTCGGGCCGAAGAAGATGTTCTGGCTCCGAACCATCACCACGAAACCGCTGATGGCGATCGTCGAGTAGATCAGCTTGCCGAGGATACCGTCCCTGACTTTGCCGCTCAGTACGCACCAGGTCGCCCACAACGAAATCAGGCCGACTGCGATGGAGTTGATCAGTTCGTAGTTCATGGTGGATTGCCTCCCCCGAACCGCTGGCGAATGAACGCCCAGAGGTCAGCGGCTTTAATGGCCCGGGTGATCGCAGCAATCAGCGATCCACCGAAGGTGCCAAGCAGGAAGCCGATACCGGCAACGCTTCGAGGCTCGACGACGCCGAGGTAGGTGCTGACCAAACCCGTCAAGTAATGAGCGCAGGCAGCACCCGAGAAAATGAAGATCACCCAGGCTTTCCGGTCTACCAGGTCGTCCCGGTGCCACCAACTCGCAGCGATTGCCCCGAGCAGCCCAGCTGTGAACCATGTATCCAACCTGTCGAGCAGGCGGTAGAGAAGCTCCATGCGCTCGACTCCATTGGCATGACGTGAATTGAATCAGCCCCAACAGCACTCCCAGCTCGGAGCAATGGGTGTGGTGGAGCCGAAAACGAAAAAGCCCCGCACAATGGCGAGGCTCATATAAAGAGTTTGAATCATTCAGACCGGAGGCAAGAGCAATTTACTCGCACCCATACTAGGCTCAACAGGTGATAGCCAGTGGCCATGAGGTCCGCCGTGAAGCTCTCGAATTTTATTATCTGCTACAGCTTCAACGGGTACCGCGTCGTGTTCGCCCATCCCTCGACAACCATGACAGAGGCGGATGCTTGCTACCTCTCCTTAATTCACTCTGGCAGCATTCTTGGTTCAGGTCCGCCATGCGGAGGAACAATCAGAGCAATGCGAGATTTCGTGAGATTAAGCGGCATCACCGAAGTAACTTGGCACCGATCTTTGTAGATTCTGACTGGCGCGAAAGGCCCCCGCTTAATGCGAGGCCCGGAATAGGAGTGAGGGTCTTTCCCCTCCTGTCTGCCGAAGACCTTCTCTGCGTCGACGCCCCTTTGCATCGATCTCACAGTCCAGTCTCGCGCCGCCCAGGAGCATGTACGGCCAGGGTGCGCGGGCTGCCGGTGTTTTCTCGTGTCACTGCACTTGCCGGCTTATCAGTGTCCAGGCCTTCCCGAAGGCTGCCCTGGCTGCGGTGGATTTGAGGCAATAAAAAACCCGCTCAAGGCGGGCTTTATTGAAGCGAAAATCTATCAGAGCCTTGAAAGCAGGTCGTTGAAATACTGTTGGCCCGATGGAGAAAATGACACCACGAAATGGTGCTCCATATTCCATCCCTCGTCCTGTCCCAACTTGTGTGAGGACATTAGCATCCCTTCTTTCACAAGCTGATCAACAGCCTCAATAACCTCGCCTGGACCGTGTGGGCCAAACTGATTTTTGTAGGCAACGAAGTAATCTGCGGATGAAAGCGGCTGATCTCCTGCTATGAGGCGAAAGCCCACAGCAATCATCGCTTTTTCTTTAACGCTATAAGAATCCATCTACGGAAGTCCTTAGATCTGAGAGAAACAGATTGAACACCGTCATGGCAACGCAGACAACAAAAACCCGGCTCGGTGGCCGGGTTCAGATATTCGTGTGCGTGTTGCGTGAATTGCGCACTATGGGAAAAGTACGCGCAATCCCCCGTCATGTCAATATGTTTATGCCGCCTGTTCTTCTTTTTCCGCGTGAATGACCTGCCATAGCGGTTGTTGCGCCTGAATATCCACTTCCTTGATGACTTCTTTCAGGGATTCCCACAGATCGAGCCAGTCGCGGGTCCAATTCTTCGGATCGATCGTCACGCCGAAGAAGGTCTTCATCTCCGCGGCGACCCGAGCCGGCCCCCACTCTGCTGCCCCAACGACCTCCCCCTTGTACGATTGCAGCGCCAGGGTCACCAAGTATTGCGCCTTCACACGCTTGGAAGACGTGAGCTCTGGCAGCCTGGCGTGAGCGGTGATCAGCAGCACGGCGTTCATGACGTGGCGCATGGTCATCGCCGGGTGGTAGAGGTAATGCCCAAACTGCTGCACCTGGAACGGCAGCGTGTCGATGGCACGCAGGACCTTGCCGATCGTGGCCAGGTGCGCTGCGCGGGCGGTGGACCGACCAATCGGTGTGCGGCGCGTCTCGCTGATGCTTATTTTCTGTCGAACGATCTGGATACGCTCTTCCTTGTCATCGCCCAAGGCTGCAAACACGGCCTCGTGGCGGCGCATTCGGCTGCCCTTCTGTACCGGCGCCGATTCCGCCTTGTCGATAGCCACAGCGCTGATCGACGCGTTCGATTCGTGCTGCGATTCTGTCCATACCTGCCTTGCGTTGATCAACTTCATGCGCGCCCCTCCAAGCAGACCCAAGAAAACGCCACCACAGCGATGACTACCTGCAAAATTTCGAATATTTCCTTCATGCTGCCGCCCTCTTCAGTTCGCGGATCTTCGCCCGGTAGTCGGCGGTCATCGCCTTCAGCTCCTCGATGGTGTACTTCTTCGGCTCATGCGGACCTTCCAGCCAGTCGACTGCCTCGGCGCCGATCCGCTTCACCAGCGCGATACGGTAATTCACGATGTTCCCGGAAAGCTGTGTGTTGCACGGTGAGCACTGGCGGTGGCAGTTCAGCGGTTCGAAGCGCAGTGCCGGGTTACTGCCTACCGTCCGGTAATACCCAGCGTCGTACTTGCCCTGGTGGTGCCGGCCGCAACTGATGCACGGCAACTCGGCGTCCCGCTCGCGGACCCAGGCATTGAAGGCGATCTGCGTGTCCTTGAGGTGATCCGCCCGGCTCTTCAGCTTCTCCTTGCGGACCTTGATCTCTTTGCGCTCGATGTCGGCAAGAGCCTTGCGCGCCCGCACCTGATTCGCCGGTGCGTGGGCAATGGCACAAGCGATCTCCCCGCACACAGCCTGGAAGTCGCGAGCCGGGGTGAACATGGCCTTGCACACTTTGCAGCGCTTCTTGCGGCGTTCGCGAGCCTGGATGCCTCCAGACTTCAACGGCGTGGCGCGCTTCAATTCTGTCCGCTTCATGCGTAACTCCCCAACTGATCAGCCGCAGAAAGCGCGTCAGCCTCATTCTCAAAGTGTGCGGACAGCACCAACCGCCAGCAGGCGTTGAAGACGTCACGGTAAAGTGGCTCGAAAGCTGTATCGTCCATGTTTGCCCAACTGATCGACTTGGCCTCTTTGCGGATCCCCTCGGGCGTGTGCACCAGGTGGAAATGGCCGGCCTCGATCGTCACCCACTCACGGAAGGCTTCACGGCTCTTGTCTACCGCCGGGAACCGTTCAGCGCGAGTCGACTCAAGGCCGGCTACGTATGCCGCGACGGCGTCAGACAGCTGCCCCGGCTTGCCGCTCTGCGCTTCGAAGAACTTGGCCAGCCCCCGAATGCCGCGCATCTCCTGGCGTGGGATCAGGCCCCCGACCGGCTCCCAGTACTCCCAGGCCAAGTCGAGCATCGAGAAGAACTTGCCGTGGAACTTGCCGTTGCGCATGCGGGTGAACTTGCCGTGGATGATCTGGCCAGCCTTCCACTTCTGGACGGTTTCACGGTCGGCTTCGGTGGCCGGCACCAAACCCTGGGCTGTACGGATCAATGCGAGTTCAGCCATAGAATGTCTCCTTGCGTTGTGCTGCTGCGATAGCCGCTCGGAACTTGCGCTTGCGCAGATATGTGTCGACTCGATCTGTCTGGACCTTCTTGAGTCGCTCGCGCTTCTGCCGGGCCTTCGCCGCATCGACGATCTGGCGCACTTCAGCGAGCTTCTCGCGCAGGTGCGGTGAGGGCTCTGCGGTGGAACCGGTGATAAGCCCGGCAATGGCCTGGCCATCCGTAGTGATGGGCGGAATGCGCAGGTCAGCCAAGTACTGGGTACCGGCCTGTTGGGTGATCAGTTGCATACGCACAGCCGATTCAATCGCTGTAACCCGGCGCCCCGGATCGAGGCCGAGGGAAACGCTCCAAGTGGTCGGATTGGCTTCAGCCCGGGCAGCAAACACCAGACGCTCGTAGGCACTGTTGAATGCCATTCGAGCACCGACCACATCACGACGACTCAAAATCGGCTGCGCAGCGACCATCGCTTGGCGTATCTCGGCGGTCATCACAACTGTTTCGGATTCGTCGCCGGCGCTCAGCGCAATAGACCACGCCTCGTCTTTACCCGGACGGCCATCGGCTGCTTGGACGCGTTGCAGAATGTCGGCCATGGATAGACGGCCTTTCACCTCCAGCCGGCAGGCCTTCAGGGCGGCGCGGACAACCGGCACCGAATACGCGCACAGATCCTCAGCCATCATTGCCGCAGTGCCTGGGTTCATTTCCTGACCCATGGCCTCGGCCGTGGCGATGATTGCGGAGGCAAGCCCGGCGACTTGGGCGTCGTTCATTTCAGAGGTATTCATTGCGCTCTCCCGCCTGGCGCTTGGCCAGGACCATTTGCGCGGCCTGCTCTGCTGCTGAGTGGTTCGCCTCGGTACGTTCCATCTGCCGGGCGGTTGTCCCGTTGATGCGCTGACCGGTGACCCACTGGGTGTGATAGCTCTCTGCGTTGGCCAGCAGCTCGTTGAGGCTGTGGCACTTGCGCAGCACACTGGCGTCGCTGGTTTTCAGGAAGTGGGCGGCGACGTGATGTGCGACATCAGCGCCCAGTCGGCTGACAAGCTGACCGAGCTGACCACCGACCTTGGCGTTCCACACCGGCCAGGTGCCGTAGCGCTTGCGGTAAGCCATGGCGTAATTCGCCCATGTCTTGAACGTCTTGCAGGTCTGGTCTTTGGGTCCCGGCATGTCGGTGGGAATTTCAACCCGCGGCGTCTCGGTTCGATCAACGACCAGCACCAAGCCGCGGGACTGGGCCGGCTTGCCGGTACCGTCCTGCAAATCCTGATTACTGGTTACCTGATTGGTACCCTGATTATTGGTACCCTGATTTGTCGGAGATTTTTCCGACCCTGCATCGGATTTTTTTCCGACATTGCTCGGAGATTTATCCGAGGTAGATCGGATTTTTTTCCGACCATCAAGCGCATCAGAGGTCGGATATTTTTCCGACCCGTCCAGTTTGCGGTTCCACTCTTTCGCCTTCTCAGTCAGGCGAATCAGGGTGATGCTCGACGTGCTGGAAAGCTCGATCAGACCGGCATCACGCAAGGCTTTCAGTAGGCGGTTAGCGGTGTCCGGTTTGTCAGTGAGTAGCGGCAGTTCTTCAACGATCTTGCTCTTGCTCAGCGCGAAATAGATCCCCGTGTCCATCTTGATTGGATTGGCCCAACTCGGGCTCTCGTAGACGAAGGCGAACAACAGGGCCTGCTGAGAATTCAGCCCCCACTCCAGCGCCTTCACCTGGTTGATCGTGATGGTGTATTGCATGTCAGCCCTTCCCGACCAGTGCGGCCAGTTCAAGGAAGCGGTCCACATACCAGTGAGGCTGCGTCTCGCGAGGGGATTGGGGGTTGGTGAGGTTCTTGCCGTAGGTCATGCCCTTCTCGGTCACCGACCAGAACGGAACCATTTCCTGTTTGGAGTTCTTGCGCTGGAGCTGCTTCAGCAAACCCATGGTTTCCAGTGCACGGTTGAATGCCGCCGGCGACACGCGGATGCCGTTGTCTTTCAGCAGAGCCGTGGCCGACTTGGTAGGCATTGAGGAACCGCCAGCAGCATCTGGTGCGGCGTCGACGGCGTAGCCTGGGAGAAACTTCGGGTCCAGGCCGTTGTTCTGGGCGATCTTCGTGAGCATGGCCATCTGGCAGGATGGCGCGGGCTTCAGCAGGCGCGTGAAGCACTCCATGATGGCGATCTCGCCGACCACCTTGGTGCCATTGAGCATCACTTGCTCGCGGGCACCCTGCTGCTGTTCCAGCTCCCGCCAGCGGCGAATCACCTTCATGCGCATCGGTGCGCTGTAACCGGTGAGCAGGCAGTCGGTGTGGTCGCGGTCGAGCATGTACTCGACCTGCTCGCGGTTTTGACCGTCCAAATAGATGTGCTCAAAACTGAGTACATCTAATTTGAGTTCTTTCAGCATCGTGGTGATATCGCGCTTCACGTTGGCGTGACGTTTGCCGGTGACGTTGGCAATCTCGCGGGAGGACATAGTGGTCCGCGACACGTTTTCGGAATTAACAAAACGTGTCGCGACATGGTTCGGGGTATTGCTTGAATTGGGTTGGCTCTGCATAATCGGCCTCACTAAGTGTTATCGAATCAGCCGACCTCGACCGTCGGCTTTTTTGTGCCCGTCGGATCCGCATATTTACTAGTGCGGAATGCAAGGGCACCGATTTCCACGCATGCGCGGAAAATCAGGCGGCCTTCACCGACGCATCCATCACGTCCAGGCTCTGCCGAACATGGTTAATTTCTTGGCGGATCATGGATTTCTCGAAAGTGCTGACGTGGTCATCGCCTAGCGCTTGGTGAACTGCGATGGTCAGGTCTGCGACTTCCTTACCGACGTTGATCAGCGACTTGGTCAGTGCCTGTGGCTTGGGTGCGGCCTTAGCGACCAGGTCAAAGCCGAACTCATTGGCCAGAGCCATCAGCGGTCGCATGTCGCCGGTGTGCAACAAGATCCCGAACAGATGCTCCACGGTTAGGTGGTGAGCATCGTTGTCTGGGTTGGCGCGCTGAAGCAGGCCAACGTGCGGAACGCCCATCTTTGCCGCCAGTGCCTTTGCCTCGTTATCCAGAACAGCGCTCTGACAGGCCCGCAGAAAATCTTCCATTCGTAAAACCTCAAATTTGTTTCCGTGGCGCACTGCCAGTGTGTAGGCGAGAATTTGTTCAATCGATCAGCGATACCGCTGCTTTTATGCTGCGGATTTCTTCGGACGCGCAGGAATCGGCCGAAGCTCATTCGCCTCAATCCTGCCGTCAGTGAAAATGGTGATCTCAATGCTTCTACCAGACCGAACCATTTGCGAAATCGCGCTCTGGTTCACGCCGAGAGCAGCAGCGAGGGCGGCTTGTGTGCCGTGCTTTTCTAGGTATTTGCTCAAAGGAATTGTTTTCATGGAGTTTCCACGGCTCGTAATCTGTCATGGATAGTAGCAGCGCTGCTTTTTATTAGCAACCAATTACTAGCAGCGCTATTTGCGGAAATATCAGTTCTGCTAATACTCTTGTAGGCATGAAAAAACGTCGCCCCCTAACCTCCGAAGAAGTGGCCGAAAGCACTAGGCTTAAGGCTATTTATGAACAACGAAAGGCTGCTGCTAAAGCGGCCGGACGCAACCTCACGCAAGCCGATGTTGCCGAGGCGTGCGGATGGTCTGGACAAAGTGCGTTCAGCCAGTACGCAACAGGAAAAGTGCCGCTGAACGTAGAGGCCCTCCTAAAGCTGGCCAAGGCCTTGGACTTCGATGTGAGCGAGGTAAGTCCACGCTTAATGTGGTCCGTCGGACACGAAATAATGCACTCAATGCTCCGGCCAAGTGCCCATCTCTCGGACATCCAGCCCTGGGATGACAACACCCCTCTCGACGATGACGAGGTCTACGTCCCCTTCCTGCGTGAAGTGGAGTTGGCCGCCGGCTCCGGACGATTCGTGATCGAAGAAAGCGACAGCGCCAGGCTTCGGTTCTTCAAGAAAGATCTGCGTCACAACAACGTTCAGTTCAGCAATGCGAAGTGTGTGGTTGTCAGCGGCAACAGCATGCTACCGGTGCTGCGCGATGGCGCGACCGTAGGCATCAACGTGGGCAAGAGCTCGTTGGGCGATATCGTCGACGGCGACATGTATGCGATCGCCCATCACGGCCAACTCCGCGTGAAGCAGCTCTACAGGCTGCCAAGCGGCATCCGTCTGCGCAGCTTCAACCGCGATGAGCACCCGGACGAGGATTACACCTTCGCCGAGATCCAGGATCAGCAAATTGCTATCTTGGGGCATGTGTTCTGGTGGGGAATGTTTGCGCGCTGAACCAACGGTGTATATTTAGGATCTTGCTTAAAAGGATTTATGATCATGGTAACGAGAGACCAAGTTAGCCTTATCGCGCAAGCCGCATTTCTAGCTGAACGGCCAAGGTTGAAAGTCGAGATAGACACCCTATCCGAAGATGAAACCTGCGGAAATACTCTCGAAGAGTATAAATTCGACTATTTACAAAGAGAACTTACTGAAGAAGCTAACCGTCAAGGGCTCTCGAGCTGGGATTATCAACTTCAATTAGCCGAGGATGAGGGACTTGATGTCTCGGCGCTACGCGCAGGGGATAAACGAGCGGTGGCAAAAGCTCTCGGTATTGATAGCCTTCTTTGACCTTTGGTGACACCACCTGCGGCAAGATGAATTTACGGGCGATAGACAAGAGAAAATCATACAAGACAAATGTATAATTTTTTTACCTACGACCTCGATTAAAATATAAAAAGCTACTGGATAGTAAATTGCACATTAAGGGAATATAGCATGAGCAATGATTTCAAAGGAATAGACGTTAAATCAGAAAGCGATGTAGAACAAAAAATAGTTTATAAGCTTCTTACTCTGCCGGCACCAGCAGGCCTTGGATACAACGACTCGGATATCAGAACGAAAGCTGACATACGAAAACTGAAAATTGATAAGGGAACAAAAGAGCGCCTCTACTATCCGGACTATGCACTAATCATTGATGGTCTTCCCTGCATAATCATTGAAGCAAAAACTCCCGGAGAAAATCTCTCCGAAGCTTCTAGAGAAGCTCGTCTTTACGCATCAGAAATAAATTCGTCATATCCTAGAAATACGAACCCGTGCGAAATAATCATTGCTACAGACGGTATTAAATTCGAACTATCATTCTGGGACAAAAACGAACCAGAAGTAGTTTTGTGCTTGGACGACCTAGATAGTTTAAACCCATTATTTGCAGCATTTTGTCAGATAGCGTCAAAAAAATCGACTATGGCTAGAGCCAAGCAGATACTCTCATCCATCAGAAGCACTGCGCTTTACTTTAAGCCTACTCAAATGCTAGGTGGCAAAGTTATAGTGAACGAGACTGTTGGCGAGAACTCTTTTGGCGCCAACGTATCAATAGAATACAAATACCTTTTCAATCCTGAGTCATTAGACGACCGAGCCTCCATCGCTCATAATGCATATGTAACTTCTATTCGCAAGCAATCACACATCGCACCAATTGATAAAATAATTAGAGCCGCCCTGCCAAATACCGCAGTAGACGCAAGATCAATATCAGATACACGCGTCCCGCGCGAAATCGTCGAACAAATTAGTAATTTTTCAAGAATAAAAAATGAGATATGTCTATTGATCGGCAGTGTTGGTTCTGGCAAATCCACATTTACCGACTACTTACGCCTAGAGGCATTGCCCAAGGCTGTCACAGATCATACATTATGGATAAACATTAATTTAAATAGATCTCCACTCTCAAGAACACTGATCTACGACTGGATAATTGATCAATGCATATCATCTTTGAAGTCCTCTTGCCCAGGAGTTGACTTTGATACTATCGAAATGCTTAGAAAAATCTACTCAGTTGAAATAGGCCGCGTAGAAAGAGGCAAAGCAGCTCTCTATGCAAAAGACTCTGAAAAATACATAGACGCAATATTCGCTGAAATAGACTCGCTACAAAAAGACAAAACGGCAACACTAAATGGTTTAATTAACTACCTATGCACCGGAAGCGAAAAACTACTTGTCATAGTACTAGACAATTGCGACAAACGCAGTAGAGAGGACCAACTACTAATGTTTGAAGTCGCATCATGGTTGAAGCAAACATTTGCATGCATGGTATTTCTACCACTTCGAGACACGACGTATGATCAGTACAGAGAGGAACCACCTCTCGACACAGTTATAAAAGATTTAGTATTCAGAATCGACCCTCCTCCGCTTGAAAAAGTTATTTACGCTCGACTTCATTATGCGTTACGAGAAATAAAATCCCAGCACTCAAAATTTGTCTATTACCTCCCAAACAACATGAAAGTCGAATGTTCGAGAGAGGAAGTAGCAACATATCTTCAATCAATGATCGCCTCGCTATTTCAAGACTTCTTCTTTAAAAGAATAATAACAGGCCTTGCCGGACGTAATATCCGAAAAGGACTGGAGATTCTTTTGGACTTTTGTAAAAGCGGACATATCGGCGAAGATGAACTACTTAAGGCGCGACAGTCATTAGGTGAACATAAGCTACCGAACCATCTAGTCGCAAGAATTCTATTAAAGGGAAAGAGAAAATATTACACAGATGGCGAATCGCACATTAAAAATTTATTTTACTCGCAAGAGGACGATTCACTACCCGATCCTTTTATAAGAGTAGCGATTTTAAATTGGCTTAAAACCACCGCAAAAACATTTGGCCCAAATCGAATAATGGGATTCCACAAAGTCGGCTCGCTATTAGGATATTTGCAATCTGCCGGACATGCCGCCGACAGAGCACTCGAGGAAATATCAAAACTCACCCAGGCCGGATGTATTTTTTCAGAAGCTCAGTCACATGATATGACAAAAGAAGATTTAATTGCTATTTCTCCGGCAGGCTTAATCCACATCGACCTAATAAGAAACATTGATTATTTAGCAACCGTCTCAGAAGATGTTTTATTCAGAGAAAATCAATCAGCCAGAAAAATCGCTGACAACTTGATCGGAAAAGGCCCTTTCAAAGTAGACAGTCGCCAATCCGCATTAAATAGCAGTAGCATTTTGACAAATTACCTAAAGTCTTATCATGAAAAATTCTTCTTGGGTCCTGCTAAAATATTAAACTCAGAAGCTATACAAGAAACACTGCATATCCCTGAGCTAGTTGAGTTCGTCACCAGGGCATCTGACAATGATGAAATATATAAAAAACAGGTGCGCTTTGAAGCAGAATATCCTGAGGGAACGGAGATTGAAGGGACGATAGTTTCAGTCCAACAATATGGTTTTTTTGTTGAGTTCGGTCTTACTGGTAGAGGCCTGGTTAGAAAATCAAATCAACAGCCTGGCAATGCCCCTTACTTCAATACATGCGAACAGGGAGAGTGGGTCCGGGTCAAAATCGGTAAGTATAGCGCTCAGCATAACGGCTTCGATCTAAAGCTTTTATCTGCACAAACAGACTAAAAATTCTGAAAAAAAAGCCGCGAAAACGCGGCTTTTTTCCGATTTATATAAAATCAATTCATATTCATTTTATGCATGCCACTGTATAGCTATACGAAAACACAATCATAGATCACTCCTCTACTCATCCTGAGATTTGGGGGAGACCCCAGTACTGTTTATCGATCTGCATAACGGCATCCCCTGTGGGTAAGCCGCCATACACGCATAAGGAAGCACATTCAGACATGAACAGCAACAGATTTCAGATCAGAAGGTAAAATCCCAGGCAAAATGCCGAATCAACATACTCGTGGGATAGCCACCAGTCCGAGCTCGAATGCTGTCGACACGATTTTGTACAGCATGATCAAGCCTATTTATTGTCTTCGCCAAATCATTCGCGCTAGCAATAACTGTATGTATACACAGTATCGTCATCAAGCGTAGTGGTGCTCCCCTCCCTTCTCATCCACCAGCACCGGGCTCTCAAGATCAGCGCTTGGAATACTGTATACACACAGCATGCGCAAGGAGCGCAAAGTGCACCTGTCCTCAACCGAGGCATCGAAACCCAGAACCTGCTACGAGCTTGTCGGCCGACGAATACAGCGGCTGATTGCGGCGCCTGCCGCCCAGGAGGTACAAGCTATAGTCGTAACCAGACGAAAGGACGAGAGCCCTGAGGCGTGGCAGCAGGTCCTCCGGGATATTGAGGAAATGAACGGCGCAAGCATCGAGCGCCTGTATGACGGCACCGTCAGAATCGGCTGGCGAAAATACCGCGACTGAAAAATGAGCCCGGCCTATGCCGGGCTTTTTCATACCTACGGAAAATAATATTAGCAGCGCTATTTACTTTAAATAGTAGCGCTGCTACTTTTGCTCCTACGCCAACGCAACACTGGCCCAGCAGCGAAAGCCGCACCGCTCTTTAGCGAAACCCCTGCCGGATCACCACCGGCCCAGACTCAAAGGCAGCGATGAACCGGCCTCAACGGTTCAGAGGGTTGGCAACTGACCCGGGCGTGCAGCGTAAAACGCCAAGAACAGTTATCCAGCGGGAGAACAAGCCGAAAGGCCCGCGGCTGGAAGAACAATTTGAGATAGGCCAGTGATCGACGCCAGTAGCGGGTCACTGCCGAAGGCATCACCTCTGTCCATTCGATGAGTGGGCTTTGGGATGCGGACGAAACTGCGGCCTATAACCGCCCACCTGCATGCAACAAACCAGAGAACGGCGAGCGCCCGCCAAGATGCCAACGGCGCGCATTGAAGGATGACCATCATGAAATAGACCAACGCTTCCCCGCGTGGCGTAGCAAGCCTGAAGGCTGCGCCCAACACCCATACAGGCAGCGGACAGTAGGTCGTCGATGTCACCGCGCATCGGCCGGTTTTCCGGTAGGCCACCCCAGCGCACGAAGACAGCTTCATGCTGCAAACCCAGGCCGTAGCCAGTAGCGGGCCTGGGCTCTCAGTAGCCGTACTTCGACGGAAGTATCAACTGACCAGCGTTTCTCGCTTTCGCGAAATCGAGTAGATCCTCATAACGGGACGAGTACTCGATCATCGCGCGGTCCAAAAAAGGCTCATGTAGTCGGCCAGACCACTTTTCCTTAATGAGTTCTCGCAGTTCAGCGGGAGATACAGATTTTCTCGAATATCGGGAAACCATCCAGACGAATTTGTAAAACCTCCCCATATCTTGATCGTTGCCCTTTGCCCAAGAGTCATGGGCCATCCAAGCATCAAATGCACGCTGTGCTATTGGTGAAAGCGGCATACATCGACCTCGTCATATTTCAGTTTCAGCAAATCTAACACTCTCCCGACACCACTCGCATGCACTCCCCTCCGCGCCCAACGGCAACCAGCGGAACGGATGAGTGCAGCCGAGTTTTGTTGGTTCTCACATCAAACGGAGATTGCTATGCATCCCAGCATCCAGCTCGGCAACGAAGTGCGCGCAGCGCTGCGCATTCGCTCACGCATCGCCACAGAAGACCTCTACGAGCTGATTGGCCGGCCGGTTCCGGTCACGACGCCTCGCTTCATCGTGAAGCCGGTGGGCGTTGCGTTCTTTCATGTCGTGGACAGCCGCGCCGGCAAGGCCCGTGGCTTTCGTCGCGATCACAACGAGGCCTGCGCCCTGGCATGCCGACTGGAACAGCAGGAGTAGACCATGACTGATTTTCTCGAAACGGTCGAAGGGCCGGACTGGCTCCACGATGCGATCAATGCACTGATCTGCGGCGACAACGTTACCGCGCCGCGTGCTCACAGCAAGTCAGTCGCACTGGTCACTCCGCAGTCGCTGTGGGAAGCGTTGGCCGAGCACCTGGGTGCGCAGGAACACATAGCCCCACTACTCACCGACAACCGTGAGTATCCGATTGAACGCCTACTGTGCGAGATCGTCGCAGACGGCCGCCGGGTTCATGGTGCGGCCTACGATCTGACCTGTGAGGCGCTGGGCCAGCCGAAGGGCAAACACCCCACTGCACTGCACGATGTCGCCGAAGCATTGATTCGGCCCCACGCCAATGAATATGGCCGGGCGCGCGCCGAAGAGTTGGCCGCCGACCGAGCTGCTGATCAAGCAGAACAGCACAAGGCCAATGCCGCGTGAACACTCAACAGCGCACCCGCCGCATCTTCTTCTGGCGCAGCTCGTTCCTCGCGCTCGCCGTTTGCACCGTTCTCATGCTGTACGGCGCCCTTTTCGCGCCACTCCCTCAATAGCACACACCTTTCAATGGCTGCGCCCGCGCGCGGCAAGGAACTGTCATGTCTGCACAAAGCGTGGCGCCTGTGGCGCACGAACAAACCCTGCACATTCTTCCACACGCAGCGACCAGCACCAGCGCCTTGGTGCTCGACGGTGACAGCCTCGACAAGATGATGCGCCTTGCAGAGGTTATGGCCTTGGGCCGCGCAACCCTGCCAAAGCACTTCAACGGCAATTCTGCCGACTGTCTCGCCGTTGTCATGCAGTCCATGCAATGGAAGATGAATCCGTTCGCGGTGGCCCAGAAAACACACCTGGTCAACGGTGTGCTCGGCTATGAAGCTCAGCTGGTCAATGCTGTGATTACAACCTGTGCGCCAGTGCTGGATCGCCTGCACTACGAGTGGTACGGCCCTTGGGAAAAGGTAATCGGCAAATTCACCATTAAGAACGGCGACAAAGGCGAGTACCGCGTCCCGGGCTGGAAGTTGGAGGATGAGCAAGGGCTGGGAGTGAAAGTCTGGGCGACCTTTCGCGGCGAAGACGAACCACGCGTTCTTGAACTGCTGCTGGCACAAGCTCGCACCCGCAACAGCACCCTCTGGGCGGACGATCCTCGCCAGCAGCTGGCGTACCTCGCAACTAAGCGTTGGTCGCGCCTCTACTGCCCGGACGTAATCCTCGGTGTTTACAGCCCGGACGAGCTGGAAGAAACGGCGCCAATTGTTCGCGATGTTTCACCTCGCGTGGCGGCCTCCTCTGATGGTCTCTCTGTCTATCCCGATGAAAAGCTTGCCGAAAACCTGCCGAAATGGCGCGCCGCCATCGACGCGGGCAGATCAACGCCCGAAAAAGTAATCGCGACCATCGCCAGCAAATACACCCTGAGCGAAGTACAGATCGAAGCCATCCAAGGGCTCGCGCCGATTGAAGGAGAACAAGCATGAAAATTCATAATGTTTTGCAGGGATCCGAAGCTTGGCATGCGCTTCGCGCCGACTTCCACACTGCGTCCGAAGCGCCAGCCATGATGGGTGCGTCTAAGCAGATGAAGCGCACCGAACTGCTCGACGCCAAGAAGTCCGGCCTTGATCGCGACGTTTCGTGGTGGGTGCAAAAATACCTTTTCGACAAGGGGCACGAGTTCGAAGCATTGGCTCGCCCAATTCTGGAAGCCAGGATCGTCGAAGATCTTTTCCCTATTGTTGGTACAAAAGGCGACCTGCTGGCCTCGCTCGACGGATGCACCATGCTTGGCGAGACATTGTTCGAACACAAGATGTGGAACGAACAGCTTGCCGCCGATGTGCGGGCTAGCGATCTGGATCCGCACTACTACTGGCAGCTTGAGCAGCAGCTTCTGGTTAGCGGCGCAGAGAAAGTAATCTTCGTCTGCTCCGACGGGACCGAAGAAAACTTCGTATCCATGGAATACACGCCGGTGCAGGGCCGCGCCGCGAAGCTGGTCGCCGGATGGAAGCAGTTCGAGGCCGACCTCGCCGTCCATGAGTTTGCAGATGCCCCTTCTATCGTCGTCGGCAAAGCACCTGACGAACTCCCAGCGCTGCGCATCGAGCTGACCGGCATGGTCACCGCGAGCAATCTCAAGCTGTTCGAACAATCGGCACTGGCAGTCATCGACTCGGTGAAAACCACACTGCAAACCGATCAGGACTTCGCGGACGCCAAGAAGGCCGTGAAGTGGTGTGGCGATGTTGAAGAAGCCGTCGCCGCAGCGAAAAAGCAGGCTCTATCGCAAACTCAAACCATTGAAGAGCTGTTCTCCTCGCTGGATAGAGTTAGTGCACACGCTCGCGAAACTCGCCTAAAGGTCGACAAGCTGGTGAAGGCGCAGGAACTGCTGGTGAAGACCAACATCAAGCAGAAAGCCGAACAGGCTCTGACTGATCACGTGGCTGCAATCAACAAGACTCTGGGTAAGGTCATGCTGCCAGCGGTGGCCGCAGACTTCGTCGGCGCCATGAAAAACAAGCGCACCATCGCCAGTTTGCAGGATGCGGTAGATACCGAACTGGCCCGGGCGAAAATCGATGCCAGCCAAGCCGCCGACAGCATTCGCCTGAACCTGACCAGCCTTGCCGAGTTGGCCACCGATCACGCATTCCTGTTCAGCGACATCCAGCAGTTGGTGTTAAAAGCCAATGACGACCTGGTGACGCTGATCAAATTTCGGATATCGGAGCATGAGAAAGCCGAGGAAGAGAAAGCCGAAGCCACTCGGAAGCGAATTCGTGAGGAAGAGCTGCAGCGGATCGCCGACGATGACAAGGCGAAGCAAGCCACCCAAGCTGTTGTTGAGTCTGCACCGGTTGTGACTGCCGCACTTGCTGTGACACCGGCGCCAGTAAGAGCTGCCGCCGCGGCTCAGCAGGCTGCATCTAAACCGGTGACAGCACCAGCCACCCAGCCTGCGAATTTGCAGGCTGAAGTCTTCGATCTGGAGGCGCTGGTCAAAGCCGTGGCTTACGGCCAGGCCCCTCTGTCGGTCCTGTCCGTCAGCTGGGAAGCGCTCGACGCACTTGTCGCGGACCAAGGATCCGCATTCAGCATGGCCGGCGTGAGGCTGGTAAAGGTGGCCGCATGATCAGCAACCTTAAATACGACATCGAGTTCCGGCGCGAGAAAGCGCTGGAGCTTTCCAGCCAGGTCGAGCAGCTCATGGCCGCGGGCGGGCGCTTCTCCAGATCCGAGCCCGCTCAAATCAATCCACCACCTGCTGAGCGCTCCACAAAAATTGATCCTGGCACGGTCCTCAAGAGAAAGCCCAAGGCGTTGACAGCCGCTGATCGAAAGGCTCTCCGGTTAATGGCGGACTCATTATGAGCAAGCGCAAACCGCACAACCTCAAGGCCCGCATCGACCGATCGTGTCGCTCGCTGCTGGCCACCAACCACGTTGCTGTGGTGAACATCGATCCCAGCGGCCACCAGGGCATGATCAATTACAAGTCGCTGAAGAACATCGCGCCGGGGAAGATTGGCCAGGCCGTGTGCGGCATCCCCCACCGCTGGACGATCTACCTCAGCGCTCTCTGTATTGATGCCCGCGGCGACCGCTACAGCAAGTCGATTGAGGCGGCGCCGGACGGCGTCTATCTCTCAGACCACCTGGAAGACGTGATCGAGCATTGCTACAAGAAGCTGCGCGATTCCGCCAATCAAAGCCAGATGGTCGCTTCAGGCTGGATCGCGATTCCGGAATCCTTGTCGTTGGACGAGGCTCATGCTGCGCGGATTTTTGAAGCGGTCGGAGCCTGGAATCAGGTCAAGGTAGCAGCGTGAGACGGTTCCGCGTTCAGCAACGAAAACGACAAACCTGGCTGGCGATGCCGGCCAGCGGCATAGAAGAGGTTAGCCATGGTCAAGAGTGGGCAAGAGCGATCGGCGAAGGCAGCCGAGAAGCGAAGCCAGTACGACGAGAAGGAGTTGCGGCACCGGGTCAGGCTCGGCACCCGGCAGAAGCTTGAAGAGTTGATGGCCTGGAACGACATCAAGGAAATGAGCGAGGCGGTGCAGAACTTGATACTGAACGCTCATGCGCTCGGTCCCACCCTTTCATTCCAGGCAATGGAAAGTTCGCGCCACAAAGTCCAGATAAGCGAAAACGTGGCGCGGATGTTTCGGGATGAGAGTTTGGCGGAACTGAGGCGTGACCCGGGGGACGAGTTTTTTAGCCCGCCCGGCTAAGCTGTCACCCATTAAGCGACCGATTGTCACCTATAACAAAGACGCTCGCTATGAGACGCCTCCAATAATCACCGATCCAGCTTGCCCTGGACTATTTCGACCATCGCACTCAATATTTCCTGCTCACTATAGCCAGAGTCCGCAAAGTAACTTTTCAACAGCGTCCAACGAGTTGAATCAAAGGCATATACATCCTTCAACTCATCAGGCCACTTCCATGAGCTAGTGAAATGCTTATGCACCAAACCCGTGGTAATAACCTTATCTGTCAAACCAAGCAACTCCAAGACAAAAGCACAAGATTTACAAGGTGGCGATGATATATGGATTGCGCTAACAGTCCTATAATCTGTCTCCTGCGCTATATACTCAATCAACGCATTCATTTCGGCATGAGTGGCGGTCTGCGCAGTATAGCTCCCCGCTGACACAGCGTCATCACTACCCTCGTATACCTTTGCATCACACTGCATATACTCGACCGCAATTGCAGACACCCTTACAGCCATCTTATTGTTAGAAATAGAAGCGATATTATCAAGCTCTCTTACTATTTTAGCTCTCCCCGCCACCACCTTGCTTATATCAATCCTTCTTCTTGTCGACCCTAAAGACGGAACCGCCATAGTTATACACTCCATGATATGAAATATGAAAAGTCCAAATTCACCTACAGCAGTTCCAAATATTTATTTCAGATAAGAACAAATAGTACAAAAAACTGGAAAGCGCAAATTCACAATCACCTACCAAAGCGCGTTTTCGCATCCGGTCACGGAGGGCGGCGCCTACCCGAGGTACTCGCAATGCCAATCCGCCACATGATCATCCACCAGATCGACAAGAAGCCTGACGGCACACCCGCGATTCTGCGCATCAGCGATCGGGAAATGGTCGAGGGCCAGGCCAATGAAGATTTGCTGCACGAACTGAACACCACCTATAACGCCAAGCCCGGCAAAGGCTGGGGGTTCTTCCATGCGGAATCCGGTGCTCACCCATTCAGTGGTTGGCTCAAGCAGTACACCAGCGGCACCGAAGACTTCACGTCCTTCAGCCAGACCGCAGTCGAGCATCTCCAACGTCTGATGGAAGAATCGAACCTGACCACCGGTGGCCATGTCCTGTTCGCCCACTACGTGCAAGGCATGACCGACTACCTGGTCGTGGCGCTGCTGCAACATAGCGATGGCGTGACGGTGGACGACAACCTCGGCGTGACGCGTATTCGGCGCCTCGATCTGGACAACATCTTCCTAGCGGCTCGGATCAATCTCAGCGAGTGGAAGAACAACCCGCAGTCGCACCAGTACATTTCGTATATCAAGGGCAAACAGGGTCGCAAGGTCACTGAGTACTTCCGCGACTTCATCGGTTGCCAGGAAGGGATCGACGGCCCAGGCGAAACCCGCACCCTGCTCAAGGCGTTCAGTGAATTCGTTGAAAGTGAAGATCTCGGCGAGGAATCCGCTCGCGAGAAAACCGATACGCTGGTCAGCTACGCCTTGTCCCTGGCCAAGCTGGGAGAGCCGATCACACTCTACGAGCTATCCGAAGTACTCGATGACGGCCAGCCACTGGCGTTCGCTGAGTTCGTCCAAGGCAAGGACTACGGCCTTTCGGCTTCAATCCCGCCCGACAAGAAGACGCTGAACAAATTCCGGCGATTCACCGGCCGAGCCGATGGCCTGTCGATCAGCTTCGAGCAGCACCTTCTAGGATCAAAAGTCGAGTTCGATGAAGCCGGTGGCACCCTGACGCTGCGCAGTCTGCCGACCCAGCTCACCGACCAACTCAAGCGCGCAGCCGCCTGATATCCGGCGAAGAGTCCACTCGCTTACCCAGCATGTCGCGACCTGAAATCATACTTACTGAAAAGTGGTCGCGACAGCTTGAACAATTCGCACGCAAGGGCGCTGATTAACGGCGTACTGGCCCCTTATGGGCGTTAATCTGTTCTGCCATTGCACTCAATCTCGGACCAAGCCGGTCGTAGGCTTTACTCAGAACGTGCTCAAGCATCTCAAACCCATCCAATGCATTTTTATGCGAAAAGGATTGATCTGCGTGACTTCCGCTGTTGCCCAGCCATTTTACAGCGACAAGAAGCTCTCGATATTCTGCATATTTCTCAGGCAATAAATTCAACCTTTTACCGAGAGGCAAATATCTATCATCTGCGCTTTTAAGTGGAACTCCCCACTCTGTCAGTAACACTTCAACCGCACAACGAATGCCATTGCAACAAGCAGATGGGTTCGAAAAATAGAGAGCGAACGCGCTATTAATCTGAGCCTTGAATTCATCGGATAGCTCTCCCGGATAATCAATCAGCCTCAGGTGCGGTTGCACGTATTTAACGTTATGTGATGAAAACAGGCTCTGACAAGGCCTGCCATCTTCGTCCTCGTAAACGTCCGGCTCAGGGTGCCCATCCCCAACTATGAAAAACGGCTCGGTGCAGCTGCCGCAGATTAGAGTACCGCTGAATACGAATTCGCCATGCTCTTCCCAATCAAACCACTCCTCATCTTTATGACGATTGGTTTGAGCCGTAAACTCTGACAAAAGCGGACCCTTTAATTTCAATGTCCCACGATCACAGGATGGACACGGGTAATCTGGAACCTCATCCCTCCAAAAACTCAACTGCTCAAATACTTGCCTTTCCACTGACCGTCCTCTAAATTTTTTCTGCAATGGTGGCAGAAAGTCTATTTCAAGCCACCGATACTCACTTACCCACAGCCACGTCTGGTAGCCGAGTGCGGCGACTGCCCCACCCTCACCTATTGCGCTGAAGCAAGCCCCACCGGCAGCAGATCACCAAAGCCCCAAACCGCTGTACCAATCAATACAATGGCGATGGCTACCCGCCCGAAGATAACAATCTGCGGAAGGTACTTTTTTCGCGTGGCGCTAAAGCTCATCCCAACCATTCCACCTGGAGTCAAAACTCCCATCATCTCGGTGGACTTGAGGTGAGCAAGAAAAGCGATACCAGCCATTACCGCACCCGACCTGGCTATCCAAGAACTTGGCTTGTCTAAGCTCCAAGCGGCCAGTGTCACAGCAACCGGCACCGCAATTGCCAGCAGCGACCAAAAGAAGAACCGCTTGCGGAACTTCAATATTGCTTGCTCGTAAAGACATATTTCTGCTTCGACCATAAAGCTTCCCTTTTCTGATGGCCCGTTTACTGGGCTCACACAAATACCCCACTTCAACGAATCACGCCAGCCGGCGAGGATCCCCTATGGAAATTACTTACGGCTCGGTCTGCTCCAGCATCGAGGCTGCGACGCTTACATGGAATGCCTCCGGCATGCTCAAACTGAATCGCCGAAACTGATCCAGCACCCCACTCAAAAATCGCTAGCCATCTTATCTAACTTCGCCAGCGCATTATCTATAGAAGAAAAATGATATTTTAGTGATTTGGCTTCATAACTGAATTTCTCACTTGCACCCAACCACTCTTGCAGTTGATACCTTAATCTATCAACTCCAAGACGCGCATTTAGAACAACACCAAAAATATCTGAATCTATTCCCGGACCATATACCAGCTCTCGAATTTCATTATGCAGTGTATCCAAGCGTGCGATATTAGCCATCGCTATAGACTCAGTAAGCTCAGCGGAAACTAGCGATTTTGTGATCCGCTCTACAACGTCTCCCGAATTTGCTAGGACCCACTGGCATCTAATAATCGCACTCCTCCTGGCGTGTTTTTCGGCTGCTTTACGAATTCTTGAATCGGTATTTGAAATCCAGACCGCAATCAAAATCGCGACGATTGATCCGATTGCTTGAACCCAGGATGCCAAGCCTGGGTGACCCTCAATCCAAAACGAAACACTCTCCCAGTTCATGACCAACTCCCCCTGTAGATCCCGGAACTATACCGGCGAGGATCCCCTATGTCCGCACAACAGAAGTTACCCCAGTTCATCCATGGCCAATCAAGCATGGGCCTGCCGTTCGAAAAAGAACTGGTGGTCGACCTGTTCGCCGGCGGTGGTGGCGCCAGCACCGGCATTGCCCGGGCGTACCGGGAGCCGGATGTGGCGGTTAACCACAACCCGATCGCCCTAGCCGTGCACCGCGCCAACCACCCGCAGACGACACACTATGTCGCCGACGTGTATGAAGTGGATCCTCGGGAAGCTACCGGCGGGCAGCCTGTGGCGATCATCTGGGCATCGCCCGACTGCCGTCATCACAGCAAGGCCAAGGGCGGCGCGCCGCGTGACCGTGGTGTGCGCGGCTTGGCCTGGGTCGTGATTCGCTGGCTTTTCATCACCAAATCGCGGCTGCTCTTCTTGGAGAACGTCGAAGAGTTCTGCGACTGGGGTCCAATCGACGAAGAGGGCCAGCCAATCAAGGCCGAGCGCGGGCGTACCTTCAAGGCGTTCATTGCTGCGATCAGCAGCGGTCTTGCTGCTGATCACCCAGACATGGCCGAAATCATGGAGGCCATCGGGGAGTTCGTGCCGATGGAAGCACTGGTGCGCGGCCTTGGTTACAACGTCGAATGGCGCGAGCGCATCGCGGCCAACGCCGGCACCCCGACTATTCGCAAACGTCTTTACCTGGTAGCGCGAAGTGACGGCAAGGCGATCGTTTGGCCAGAACCCAAGCGCCACAAGAAGCCGACGGCGAAACAGCAACCTTGGCGCACTGCCGCTGAGTGCATCGTCTGGAGCAACCTCGGCCGCACGATCTTCCGTGAAAGGCCGATGGCAGTGAACACGATGCGCCGCGTGGCCAAGGGCTGCTGGCGTCATGTGCTGACCAGCGCGAAGCCGTTCATTGTCCCGATGCGCGGCACCTCGGAATCGCACACCAGCACCCACGGCGTGGACGAAGCGCTGTCGACCATCAGCGCCGGCGGTACGCATCACGCACTGGTGCAGCCGGTCGCTGCGCCATTCCTCACCGAGTGTGCCAATGGCTCAGCACAGCGCAACTTCAGCGCGGTCGAGCCGCTGCGCACGCAAGTCGCCCAGGTCAAGGGCGGGCACTTCGCGCTGGCCGCGGCGAACATGGTGACTCTGAGAAAAGGCTCGGTTGGGGCTGATGTCGACAGCCCCCTCGGCGTGGTCGCTACCAGCACCGGGCACCATGCTGTATCGGCCGCATTCTTCGAACAGGCGAACGGCGGGTACTACAAAGGCGACGGCCGATCGGCCTATGACCCGATTTCAACCATCTGCCAATCCGGCGCCAACCAGCGGCTGATCAATGCCTACCTGGTGAAGTACTACGGCAATGAGAAGGACGGCATATCGCTCACTGAGCCGATGCACACCCTGCCCACGAAGGACCGTGTCGCACTGGTCGAGGTTGTGCAAGTACCTGACACCCTGACTCCGGAACAGATGGAGGGCGCCAGGCGCTGCGCCGCCTTCATGCACGAATACCTGCCGGAGCACTTCAAAGACCCGGCCGAGATGGTCATGTTCGGCGGCTATGTGCTGGTGGATATCACCCTGCGCATGTTGCAGCCGCCTGAGCTGAAGCGCGCCCAGGGATTCGACGAAAGCTACATCATCGACCGCGGCCTGTTCGTTGATTCAGTTACCGGAGCCGAAGAGTGGCGCGACATCAACAAGACGGACCAGGTCCGACTGATCGGCAATAGTGTCTGTCCGGATGAGGCGGAAGCACTGGTTACTGCCAACGCCGCCGATATTATTAAGCTTTACCAGCGCCTCGCGGCGTAACCCCCACTCCACCGCCCGGGCCCGGCCCGACATGGATTGACTCATAGAGTCAATCAACGCCTAAACATGTAAAGCGAATCACACATTTCTGATGCTCCATGCGTACTGTTGAGCGACCATCAACATAAATCGCGACTTAAAGCCGATGGATTTCAAATTTTCACATACCGTCTCGGTTAAATCATCTCTGACTTTTGCTGCACTCTCACCTTCAAACTTCCCACTAAACATCGTTTGTGGCAGTGGTAATTCGGAGCCACCGCTGGCGTCAATTACTTTAGAAAATCCGATATCTTCGAATACCTTATCGAAGTCGGATTTTTTATCCGGACCAGGGATTTTTGAAAGGGTCAGAGTTACAAGATATATCACTTGTCTTCCTCCTCAAACAGTGGGTTTTTAGCGTGCCTTACTTGGCCCACAGGACGCGTAGGAAGTACCTCTGACGGGTATTTTCTACCCACGAACCACCACGACCCAAACGCAACAGTGAAAAGTAATCCGAAAAATGTTAGCGACAAACCTAGCGCCCACTGGTGGTAGGCAATTTGCGAATTCAGTGACTCCTTCGTAGCATAATTAGATTGGTCCGAAACTATCTTCCCATAGTTGTTTTGAAGCTCTTTAAGCTCGACAAGCGAACCAGGGTCCTTAAACATGTAACCCTTAACAACTGCTAGATCTTGATTGAGCTGTGAAACATTACGAACCTGCTCGACGCTTAATTTGCCATTACTAGTTAAGCTCTCCAATTTATCTAAGCGTGTACCTACAGAGTCAGAGCTCAAAATTGCCAACTGACTCTCAAGCCTAAGAATATTTTTTTCGAGATCTGGGATTTTTTTCATACCTTCAAGCTGCGCAGCAATTACTTGCTCTTTTTTATTCAATATTCCTTGTACAGGCGGAACCAAAGATATAACGCAAAAAGCAATCAATGTAATAAAGAAATAACCAAGAACGAAAAACAGGTTTTGCGACCTTTTTTTATGCAGAGCTGAAGCATAGCTACTCTCTCCTTGATTTTTCACATCTGAACCGCCGTCGAAACTCATGCAGCCTTCCTTTTCAGTATTGGATATCAGGTAATGATCGCATCCCTCCAAGTTTATCTAAAGCATCCTTTCCCGCATTTTGATCAAAACATTTTCTTCAAAAAGATCACTGAACAAAAATGGCGCCTTGGCCATACCTACGCAGGAGCGAACCTAGGGATCTGACTGACTCAGCAGCTCATGTAATGAAACCCACATCCTCAAAAGTCAGCCGCTATAGCGGCAAAGGAACAGTCATGCCTGAAGAAAAGTTGATTGGCCCCGTTGATGTTGTGCGCGACGAGGACGGGTATTGGTATCACCCGGGCATCCCAGAGTTCGACGAAGACCACGAAGCCTACAAAGCGTGGCTCGATCGCCAGAATCTCAAAGTGGTCGGCTGGCACATGGAGTCGGACTTGAAAGCCCACCCCTATTGGGATGATGGCGCCTGTCACTGTCTCGGATGGGAGCCCGCAACGCCGCCGGCGTATGACTGGTTCTTGCTCGGTATTTTCGACACCGAAGACGGCCCGTATGTGCAGTGGGCTCGGCGCCAGGTGACGCCATGATCCTCCCCGCCATCGCCTACATGGCCTGGCTCATCTACTCGGGGCCGCGGCGATGAGCATTGTTCGCGAAAACCTGATGACTAGGCCCGGCTACTCGCCGTACTGCGGAGCTGACTCATGCATGACATGGGCGCGAACAAGCTGGAATGGTGAGCAGTTCAAGTGTTCTGGCTGCGGCTGGGTGTCCGAATTCCCGGCTGACTTCATCGCTGAATACAAGACGAAGTGGCACAGGGAGACGAAGCAATGACACACCAACCCAAAGGCGGCATGTGTCGCACCTGCGTCCACGCCCACCGCAATTGCAGCCACCTCCCTTTCAGCACCATGCCGGCGCTCGCCCGGGACGCTAAGACCGTCATCGTCCGCTGCACTGAATTCCAGCGCCGCAAATAACCCCTCTTCCACCTACCAGCCTGCCGGTGAACGGTCATCGACACCACTGCGTCTCACACGGTATCCCGTCGTCGTCTCCGTCCATTTCCATTCCCGGGCAATTCAGCAGAAAGTTTTTGGCCTCTGCGCATGAGGTCATCTGCGAACAGCGCTTGCGGCCATCACATTTGAATCGAGCCGCAACGGGCTTCTGCGTAGTCATGACTTGGGAGGTTACCTGTTGATTCGATAGCCTCGCCTCAGTCCATGACTGTACGTCAGGGGAAAACTTCCAAGCCAACAGACCAACAACAAGCACTAACCAAATCAGTTTCATTTG